ATTGAATGCTTTATTCGGCCTGGAATACAAACAGTATGAAAATCAGTCAGCTGAAATTTATACTACTGAGTCATCTGACAGAGCTTTTGAAGAAGAAGTAATGTTAAGTGGATTCGCTCAAGCACAAGTAAAACCAGAAGGTGCAGGTGTTACATACGATAACGCTCAAGAAACTTTCACAGCTAGATACACTAACGAGACTATTGCTCTCGCTTTTGCTATCACTGAGGAAGCAATTGAGGACAATCTATATGACAGACTGGCTTCTAGATACACTAAAGCTTTAGCAAGATCTATGGCTCAAACTAAACAAGTAAAAGCAGTTAATCCGTTTAACAATGGAATGCCTGGTGGTACTTTCACTTCTGGTGATGGTGTTACTTTGTTCAATACTGCTCACCCAACAATTGCTGGAACGTTTTCAAACACTCTAGCAACTGCTTCGGACTTAAACGAAACATCTTTAGAGCAGTCTTTAATTGACATTGCAGCTCTTACAGATGAAAGAGGTTTAAAAATCGCAGCTAAGGGTATGAAGATGNTNATCCCATCTGCACTACAATTTACTGCTGACAGACTTATGAAGTCTGCTGGTAGAGTTGGAACTGCTGATAATGATATCAACGCAATCAAATCTATGGGGATGATTCCTCAAGGTTATTCTGTTAATAATTATTTAACAGATGCTGATGCGTTTTTCATTATGACAGACGTGCCAAATGGTATGAAACATTTCGAAAGAACTCCAATGACTACTAAAATGGAAGGTGATTTCGATACTGGTAATGTAAGATACAAAGCTAGAGAAAGATACGTATTTGGCGTATCAGACCCTAGAGGTGTATTTGCTTCACCAGGAGCATANTACTTAATCTTTTTTGTGGCGGACACAGTTCCGCCACAATCATAAAATAGAAAGCAAAAACCATGAAAAAATTCCTAATAAACATATACGCTTACGATTATCACGGTAGATTTGAAGTANAATCTAATGATGACGCCGTTTCTTTAGANCAATCAATAGTTGACAAGCTAGGAGAAAANAGTATAGTTTGGGAANNANCGGGAATGTTTAGNAANACTCCCTTATCGNATAACCTATGAGGAGGTTAGTGATGATACAAGACCTTTACAAACAAAAAAGGTACCTTGGAGTTGAAGTGGCAACAGGAGCATCTGTCTAATGATAGATACACTCTTGAAATGGTCAGAATTGATGACAAAGTTAGAAGAGTCATTACTGAGATCAAGCTGGAAGAAGCAGCTATTGCTCACAGAAGAAATAGCGTTGAAGGCGCTGCTCCACAAGTTTCTGTAGCTACTTAATCAAAAGCTACATTGCTGAAATGCATAAATACCGTAGGCTCTCTTGCACTCTACTAAAATCTAGTATATAAAAAACTCACTATACAATTATTAAATTTTGCATAGACGCGTATAGTCGACGGCCTAAAGACTATGTAAAATTAATTAGGAGGATATAATTATGGCAAATACTACATTTTCAGGACCAGTTCGATCAGTAGAACGGTTTTGAAGTAAATTAAGAAAAAACGCAACTACTGGTGCTCTTACAACTACAATGAGCATTAAGGAGTTCACTGCAACTATTACAGTTAGCAAAACGGTGACACTAACTGGAAAAGAAACATCTATCCAGATACCTACAAACTTTATTCCATTAGGAATTGGTGTTGTAGTAACTGTGGCTTCTGCAAACGCTGTTAATTTAGTTGACATCGGAACAGATGCTGACACTGATGGATATGTTGATGGAGCTTCTTTAGCTACTAACACAACTGGTTTGGAAAGGTTTTCTAGGTTGTAATGGTGTACTAGGTATGTCTGGTTTTGCACCAGGAGTAGCTGGTTTAGCTGGAGACGAGGTTGAACTTGTTTTATCTGGAGACCCAGGACATGGAGCAGGCGGAGCGCCAGCTGTCACAACAATTGTGTTAAAGATTTTTGGAATTGATTCCACTTCTGACACAGCATAATAATAATTAACTCTGAGTGGGGTGTAATGACCCCACTCTTTAATAGGAGAAAATAAAATGGCATACGGACCAACAATAAACACACAATTTGACGGCCAAAGAAAACTTATCTATGTTTTTAATATAGATGGTGCAATGGACGGAAGCGCTGGAACAACTGTTATAGATGTTTCTGCACTTGCTAAATCTAAACTTAACCAAAGTTGTAATAGAATATCATTAAATAAAGTTTGGTATAATATTAATCCAACTGCAAGTGTAGATGCTGCAAAAATACAATGGGAAAATTCTGGTGGAGATGAAACTTTTTTATCTTTAATTGGTTATAATGATTCTGATTACAGTTCTATAGGCGGTTTAGTAAATCCCAACACTGGTGGAAATGCAAATGGTGATGTTAATATAGTTATCCCTGCACATACAGCGGGTGATACTTATTCAATTGTTTTTGAATTTATTAAGTATTACGAATAGGAGAACTAATGGCCAATACTACTTCTGGTTCTTATGTATTCGATAAGAACCTAAGCATTGATGAAATTATTGAAGATGCGTACGAACGTATTGGCATTCAAGGTACTTCTGGTTATCAATTAAAAACTGCTAAACGATCTTTAAATATTTTATTTTCCGAATGGGGCAATAGAGGGCTTCAATTTTGGGAAGTAAAAAATCAAAACGTTACATTAGTAGATGGACAAGCGGTATATACTTTTTATCGTTCACCTTCTGATGGCACTTCTTCTGGTATTTCAACTACATTATCTGCAGGAATAAATACAAGCGTTACTACAATTGGAGTTGCTTCAGTTACAGGTCTGCCAACAACTGGCGGAATAATTATTATTGGAACTGAACAAATTACTTACACAGGTATTTCTTCATTAAATCTAACTGGATGTGTAAGAGGTGTTAATGGAAGCACTGCTGCTACGCATAGTACAAGCGACGCTGTTTTACAATTTCCAATTGGTATGACAGATATTCAAGAAGCAGACTACAGAGTTAAATCTACTTCAGTTGATACACCAATGACAAAAATTAGTAGATCACAATATCAAGGTTTTTCAAATAAAACTTCAACAGGTTTACCTACACAGTATTGGGTTCAAAGATTTATAGATAAAGTTACAATAACTTTATACACAACACCAGGCTCGAGTCAGGCTGGTGACAGAGTACAATTTTATTATATGAAAAGAATTGATGATGCAGGAGATTATACTAATGCAACAGATGTTCCTTACTATTACATTCCTTGTATGTGTGCAGGTTTAGCTTATTATTTAAGTTTAAAGTATGCACCAGACAGAACACAAAATTTAAAACTTCTATACGAAGATGAACTATTAAGAGCGGAGGCAGCGGATGGGTCAAGCAACAGTACGTTTGTTACACCTAAGACCTACTATCCTAGCGTTTAATTATGGCAAGATATGCACAAGGAAAATACGCACTAGCAATATCTGACATTAGTGGCCAAGCATTCCCATGGAATGAAATGGTTACACAATGGAATGGTTTATTTGTACATTATTCTGAGTTTGAATCTAAACAACCACAATTAGACCCTAAACCAAGTCAAGCGGACGCAACAGCTTTACCTAAAACACGACCACAACAACCACCACCTGATGCATTAAGATTTTTAGATTTTAATCCTTTAAGAACTTTTGCTGCAGGCTCACCAATTATAAATGTAAACTCTCCTAATCATCAAAGAATTATGGAGATCAAGTAAGATTTAGAGGAGCTCCTACAACTAGTTCTGCTGCTTCTACTGATCCACAATTTAGTAATATTGCAAACATTGACGGAATTACTGGAGCAACTATTTGTCAAGCTGCAGGTTATGCAGTTTACCCTGGTTTGTATACTAGTTATACAACAACATTAAATGGAGCTATTGATGCAACTACAACAAATGTTATTTTAACAAGTGTAACTGGATTTAATGGAGTTACAACATCACCCTTTGAACCTACAATTGCAAACCCAAGTGGCACTCCAACTTATGGTG